GGTAGGCTGACTGCGACTTTTCGCTAGCTAGAGCCTCCTGCAAGTCCCTTTCAACGATGCCTGAAATCCCGAGCAAAACGCTCACAACAAAGCAGTTGGCGGCAGCACTCGGGATCAGTGTTCAGCGAGTCAATGAACTCGGAAGACGCGGCAAAATTGCCCGCGAGAGAAACGGGGAGTGGGATTTCGATCGTGTCCGGACGGCTCTCGGGCGCAATACGTCGCAGCCTCCGAAGGCGGGCGGTCCGCTACCGCAGGAGCCGAGCGAGAACGGTCCGGCAAAGGGAACGCTCCTGTACGAACAGTGGCGGCTCACGCGGGAAAAGGCCGACCGGGAGGAGTTGGACCGAAAGGTGTTGGAGGGAGCGTTGCTGAAGCGGGCGGAAGTGAAGTCCGCTGTGTCCGCGATGCTGGAGCGATTCCGTTCCCGAGTCCTCACCATCGCGGATGAACTGTGCGATCGCTTGGCGGCCGAGACGGATTCTGTCCGATGCCGGGAGATGGTTGACCGCAAACTCTGTGACGCGCTGTCCCAGTTGTCGGAGTATCCGGCGAATGCCGCATGAATACCTCCGAGCAGCTTATTGCGGAGTGCTGCCGATCGATAGCACCACCGCCGCGGCAATCGCTTTCCGAATGGGCAGAAGAGAATTTCGAACTCAGCCCAGAGTACTCGGCCCGCACTGGGCGCCTGCAACTGTACCGCTTCCAGCGAGAGCCGCTGGATTGCTTCACTGATCCGTACGTCCGCGAAATCGTAATCATGTCCGCTACTCAGATGCTGAAGACGCTGACGATGCAAGTGTGCATCGCCTATGCGATCGCGCGGGACCCAGGACCGATCCTTTGCGCTCAGCCGACCGAGACGGATGCGGAGACGTTCAGCAAAGAGCGACTCGCCCCCATGATCCGCGATATGTCGTGTCTTCGTAGCCGGGTGGCTCCAGAGAAGCGGACATCGAAAGCGAACACGACGCTCCACAAGGTCTTCGCCGGCGGTTCGCTGTCTCTGATCGGGGCGCAGACGGCCGGAAATTTCGCGCGCCGCAGCATCCGGTATTTCTTCGCTGACGAGCGCGACAAGTGGCCGAAGAACGTCGGTAAAGAGGGCGACGGATACAGCCTCGGCGTAAAGCGGCAGGCGACGTTCCGCAGCCGGGCAAAGCGCGTCCAGACGTGCTCGCCTACCATTGAAGGCGACTCGCAGATCGCCGCCGCTTACGCCGATTCTGACCAGCGCAAGTTCTACGTTCCGTGTCCAGAGTGCGGACATGCACAGGTTCTGCGATGGGAGCGCGTCTCCTGGGACGCGGTCGACGTCGCCGGGACAACCCGGTATAAATGCGAGGCGTGCGAGCATCCATGGACCGACGTCGAGCGATGGTCGGCCTGCGAGCGGGGAGAGTGGCGTGCGGATAATCCGTTCGCTGGAATCGCCGGATTCTGGATCTCTGAGTTGTATTCTCCCTGGAAGAAACTAGGGGAGTTGGCGGTAGATTTCCTATCGAAGAAAGACGACCCGGCCCTATTGCAGACGTTCGTCAACACTTCGCTGGCAGAAACCTGGAAGGAGAAAGGCGATGCTCCGGACCACGAGAAGCTCATGAGCCGGCGCGAAGAGTATCGGCTCGGCGAAGTTCCGGACGGAGTGCTGTTCCTGACCGCTGGCGTGGACGTGCAGAAGACGTGGATCCAGGGTCACGTCTGGGGTTGGGGCCGTGGGCGGCAACGCTGGATCGTGGATCGCTACATCATCGAGGGAGATCCGTATCACTCCGAGACGTGGAATCGATTAACGGACAAGCTCAACCATCAGTATCGCCACGCCTCCGGCACCGAACTATCTATCGTTCGCATGGCAGTAGACTCCGGCTACGCTACGCAGGATGTATACCGGTGGGCAAAGCAGCAAGGCCCAGCGCGGGTCATGGTAGTCAAAGGAACGGACAGCGGGGCGGCGCTGGTAACCACTCCGCAGCAAGTCGAAATCACACAAAACGGAAAGAAGATCAAACACGGCGCTCGCGTGCACCTCGTAAACGTGTCGATGGCCAAGAGCGAACTGTACGGACTGTTGGCCAAGGAACGACCCGCGGATGGCGACCCGTACCCTTCAGGGTGGCTCCACTTCGCGAAGGATCTCGACGAAGAGTTCTTCCGCCAGTTGACCGCTGAGCAGATCGTTTCTCGAGTAGTCAAGGGCTACCGAAAACACGAATGGATCAAAACTCGCGAACGTAACGAGGATCTCGACTGCTGCAACTACGCCCGCGCCGCGGCGTCCGTGTTCGGATTGGATCGTTTCTCGGAACACCGGTGGATTGAGATGGAGCAGCAGCTCGGCGCCTGGCGGCCAAAGTCGCAATGGAAAGAGCAGGATCATCCTCCGGCCGTGGTTCCATCTCAATCCCCGGCGCAGGTTCAGCGTGTAGCGGCCGGCGCGCGGCGTCCTGACTGGTTCGGAAATCGTGGGAGGAACTGGCTGTAGATGTCCTGGTCTCAGTCGGACGTAGACGCACTCGAAAAGGCTATCGCAGTGGCTGCCGTGAAAGGCTGGGCGACCGTGCAGTTCGAGGGTCGCTCTATGCAGCGGTACACTCTCAGCGAGTTGCTGAACCTACGCGAAGTCATGCGCGCTGCCGTCTCCGGATCTTCTGGAAAAGTCATGTCGCGTCTAACGCGGTTCGATAAGCGATGAATACGCTCGACAGGATCATCTCGTACTTCTCGCCTGGATCCGCCTTGAAGCGGGCGCAGACTCGCGCCGCGGCGCACGCCATACTCTCGTATGAGGCTGTCCGCAGTGAGCGGCGCCGAGGAGGGTGGTTCACGCAGTCCACGTCGGGTAACGCGGAAATCGGTCCCGCCATCGGAAAACTCCGGGACGACGCGCGCGACCTTCGACGCAACAATTCATACGGTCGCCGGGCGGTGCGCGAGTGGTCTAAGCGGGTTGTTGGATACGGAATCACTCCGCGTCCCGCAGCAGGACCATTCGCCGCGCGCATAAAGGCCCGCTGGGATCAGTGGTCGCAGCAGTGTATGTCAGACCGCCGGATGCCCTTTTCCGCCGCCGAGAGGCTGATAGTGTCGTCGCGTTTCACGGACGGAGAAGTGCTGGTACGGCTTTGGGACAGGCGGGTTGGAGACGGATTGGCGGTGCCGTTTCAGATTCAGGTGCTTGAGTCGGACTATCTCGATACGTCGATCACCCGCGGAACCGATGCTGGATACATTATCCAGGGCGTCGAATTCGACTCGCTGGGTAGAATCCGCGGGTATTGGCTGTTCGGGCAGCACCCCGGAGATGTCTTGCAGATGTCTGCGCGCGGAATATCCAGCAGGTTCATCTCGGCGGAAGCGGTTCTGCACCATTTAGAGATTGAAAGGCCGGGAGATGTTCGCTCCGTGAGCGAGTTCTGCGCTGCAATGGCGAAGTTGCGGGACATCGACGAGTACTCGGACGCCGAGATCGTCCGCAAGAAGATCGAGGCCTGCCTGACAGCATTTGTTCAGCAGCCCGAAGGAGCCGACGGACCATCGACCGGGGAGAAGGTGACCGACGCGGACGGAAATACCGTAGAGAAATTCGCTCCGGGGATGGTGATGTACGGTCCTCCAGGGGCAGGAGTTGAGTTGTTCGCCCCCTCCAGCGGAGGGAATTATGCGGAACACAAGAAAACAGAACTGAGAGAAGTCGCCGTGGGGCTCGGGATACCCTATGTCCTGCTCGATGACAATCTTGAGGCCGTGAACTACTCCAGCTACCGCGGAGGATTGCTGGCGTACAAAGACTCGATTGAAGAATACCGGTGGAACTGGCTGATTCCCCAGGTTCTTGATCCCATCTGGCGTAAATTCATCGATACGCTCGTTCTGAATGGAGATATTCCAGAGCCGTTCTACGAACATTCGTGGGATGCCCCTCCATTCGAACTGCTCGACCGCGGAGCGGAGGCCGAAGCGGACCGGGCAGAACTCCAGATTGGTAAAAAGACGTGGCCTCAACTCATTGGTGAGCAGGGAAACGATCCAGAGCAGCAGATTTCTGAGATTGAATCCTGGAGAACGCGCCTGGAGTCGGCTGGAGTGACGTTTGCACGTTCGACCACATCCACAGAAGGGGGTAACAATGGGGCACAAGCTCCCAATCCAGCTAATTGAGGCCGAGTTCTCGGCCACCGACGCAAATAGAGAATCGCGTACGGTCCCAATGACGTTTTACGCCGGCGCCAGAGTCTTGCAGTTCTCGTGGGAAAAGGGGCTGCATCATTTGACGCTATCGTTGGACCCAGGATCTGTGCGGCTCGGATATTTTTCGAGCGGGAGAGCCCCATTCACGCTCGGTCACGCAGACGCTAACAATCCGTTGGCCACCATCGGAGTAATCGAAAACGCCAGAATCGACGGCAGTAAGGCTGTCGCCGACGTCCGCTTCTCAAAGCGGGCAGAAGTAGACCCGATTATCAATGACATCCTGGATGGTATAACCCCCAATACATCGGTGGCGGCCAAGCTACACAAACTCCGGGAGACCACCAAGGACGGGGATGCGCTGCGCTCTTTCGTGGCGACGGACTGGGAACCCTACCACGTAGCACTTGTCGGCGTAGGAGCCGACCCTGGCGCTCACTTTTCAGCAGTCTGCGAGACGGACTGCGAGATCGAATTTGTAGGACGGGCTATCAGCCCAAAGGAGCACATGATGGAAGAAACCACCATCAATGCGGGCGAACAGGCCCGCTCTGGCACCGACGCCACACAGGCAGCACTGGCGGCTGACCGGGCGCGCGTGGCCGAACTCACCGCCATCTCGCAGCAGTATACGCGGATGGGCGGAACCGCTGACCTCAATTTGAGCGCGGCAATCACTGACGGGACCACCGCGGACGTCTTCCGGCGCGCGGCCTTCGATCAATTGGCGAACCGGCAGGAAGCTGTTCCTACGCGCGGACACGCTCAGGTGACGCGCGACGAGCGCGACACAATCCGGATGAATGCAAGCGCTCAGGTGATGGCGCTGTTCGACGGAAAAAACAGGGTCGAGAACGCGAATGAATTCCGGGGCATGAGCGTACTGCGCTTGGCTGAGGAGTTGCTGACCCGTTCCGGAACCAGCGTCCGCGGCATGTCCCGTTCGGATATCGCCACTCTCTCCATGCACGCAACCGCCGACTTCCCATACATCCTGGCGGATAGCGCCCGCAAACAGATGCTCGCGGCCTATTCAGTGGCTGTCCCCACCTACAAGGCATGGGCGAAGGCGAGCACAACTCCGGACTTCAAGACGATGTCACGGATGCGCCTTTCCGAGACTCCAAGTTTCATTTCTGTACCGGAAGGCGCTCAGATCTCCCTCGGGACAATGACCGAATCGCGCGAGCAGTATGCCATCGCTACGTACGGACGCGGAGTTTCGTTCACCCGCCAGATGCTGATCAACGATGACCTCGGCGCGTTCAACGATCTGATCGCCGCCTTCGGATACCAGGCTTCCCGACTGGAAAACAAGACGGTTTACGCGATTCTGAACGCTAACGGGAACATGTCCGACAGCACGGCCCTGTTCCACGCCAATCACGGGAACCTCGGGACCGGCGCGATCGGAAACACTGGGCTGGATGCCATGTTTACGGCGATGGCCGTACAAAAGGGGATGGACGGCACCACCGTACTGAACCTGAGTCCCGAATTTCTGATCGTCCCCGCTGCCAAAAAGTCAACGGCCCTAACGGCGATGATGGCCGTCGGCCCGAACGTGAAGACGAGCGACCAAAACTGGTTCGCCGGCCGCCTACAGGTGGTGGCGGACGCCGAACTCGATGGAACGAGCACCTCGGTATGGTATGCGGCCTGTAATCCGGCGATCGCTCCAGCCGTCGAATACGCGCACCTCCAGGGAGCGGAAGGTCCGCAGATCCTCCGCAAGGAGAACGAAGACGCGATTCTTGGCGTTCAGTTGTACGCCTGGCTCGACTTCGGTGCGAAGGCGGTCGATTGGCGGCCGATTTACAAATCCTCGGGAGTGTAGCCGGCACACTGACAATCAAAGATGGGCGGGTTGCGGACCGCCCTAATCTAAAGGAGATTTACCTACAATGACTGGATACATCGTTCCCAATCCTCCGTTCGTATCGCCCAAGGCCACCGTTACTGCCAAGGCAGCGGACGCCACGCTAACCGTCGCGGAGGTACATGGCAGCCAAATCACGAATACCGGCGCCGCTGCCACCATCACTCTGACCCTGCCCGATCCGGCCACGGCCGGCGGATGCGCATTCCGCGTGCAGTTGACAGTTGCTCAAATTGTGCGGCTCTTGCCGCCCACCGGGAAAAAAGTCTACCTCGGGGGTAGCGGAGTTGCCAGTAAGTATCTGAACATCGCAGCGGTGATCGGGAACTACTGCGACGTGTTCTGTGACGGAATCGACTACCTCGTAACGTCCTACAGCGGCGTGGTGACCAAAGAAGCCTAGTAACCCCAGCAGGGGCCCGGAGTCACTTACGGGCCTCTTGAATTCTGTTCAGTGTCTATATTCGAAGATCTAAATCGAGCCTGCGTAGAGGTGTTCTCGGACGGGGAGTCCCTTACGTACAATCATCTATCCGGATTCTCCGAGACCCTGACGGGAGTATTCGTAGACCGCGTGGATGAGCCATCGGCGCCAGGGCCCATTACGCGTTTGTCCATCGTGTCCGCAGATCTTTCCGAGGACCCATCAAAAAGGGACACTGTGTGGCGTGAAAACGGATGCACGTACCTCGTTACAGAGATCCATGCCGATGGGGGAGGCATGACGCATCTGCAACTGCGGAAGTATACCTGATGGCACTCAAGCTCAAAATCAACCGGATTCCGCGCATAGCGTCGATTCGCTTCACGCGCGCTGAAATGCGGGAGATCGGGGCCGCTGTTCGCGATGCCGAAGTTGATCGCATCCACCAGGGGCTCA